CGCATGGTAATGGATTCGATTGCTGCTTCTAGTGATCGTGTCGTTGTTCACCAAGCCATCAAACATCTTGTTGTTGGTGGTAATGCGTTGATTTACATGGGTAAGGATGGGCTTAAGCATTATCCATTGAGCCGCTATGTAGTGGAACGGGATGGTAATGGTAACGTAATTGAGATCGTCACCAAAGAACTGATTAACAAAAAGCTTCTCCCTAAGGAGTTGCAAGAAAAAGATAATCAAGTCAATGATCGTAGCTATGCTCATGAAGATGACGTAGAGGTTTATACTCACGTTCGTCTTGATAATAATCGTTGGCTGTGGCATCAAGAAGCCTACGGTAAGCGTATCGCAGGTACTGAAGGTAAAGCACCTACAGATGCTAACCCTTGGCTAGTCCTTCGATTCAATACCGTAGACGGTGAGAACTATGGACGAGGTAGAGTAGAAGAGTTCTTGGGTGATCTCAAGTCTCTTGATGCACTCTCTCAGTCCCTCGTAGAGGGCTCTGCAGCAGCCGCTAAGGTCGTCTTCGTGGTATCACCCTCAAGCACCACCAAACCGGCCACCATAGCCCAGGCAGGCAACGGTGCGATCGTTCAAGGACGGCCAGAAGACATCGGTGTTATCCAAGTAGGTAAGACCGCTGACTTCAGTACTGCAGCTAATCTTGCTGCTACTCTTGAACGACGTGTTGCAGAAGCATTCCTTGTGCTTACTGTTCGTCAATCTGAACGCACTACAGCGGAAGAGGTTCGCCTCACTCAGATGGAACTGGAACAACAACTTGGAGGATTGTTCTCCCTGTTGACTGTTGAGTTCCTAATTCCTTATCTCAATCGTAAGTTGCTGGTACTGCAACGTTCTGGTGAACTTCCCCGGATTCCTAAGGATCTGGTGAACCCAACCATTGTTGCTGGTATCAACGCCCTTGGTCGTGGTCAAGATCGTGAGTCTCTCACCACCTTCATTGCGACTATCTCTCAAGCACTTGGTCCTGACCAGATGCTTCAATTCATCAATGCAGACGAAGCTATCAAACGCTTGGCAGCTGCACAGGGTATTGATGTACTGAACCTTGTTAAGTCTGTTGATCAGCGTACTGCTGAACGTCAACAAGTTATGGGTCAACAACAGCAGATGATGCAAATGCAACAGTTGCCTGATATGTTGAAGGTTCCCATGGCTGACCCATCCAAGAACCCTAATGCGGAAGAAGCTGTTGCTCAATACCTGGGCAGTCAACAATCCGCTCCACCAATGCAATAACTTTTTATGGCTGAAATTTTGAGTTACGATGCTACTCCTGATGCAGAAGTAATGTCGTCTATTGAATCCGACGAAGCTGATTCCCTTGCTATCGGTGAAGAGCTGATGGCTCAACACGAGGGTATGCTGGCTGGTAAATACAAGAACGCTCAGGATCTTGAGAAAGCTTATATGGAGCTGGAGAAGAAACTGGGTAGTAACTCTCGTGAGGAATCTGAAGAAGAGTCTTACGATGAGGAACCAGCTGAAGAAGAGAGTCGGGACTATGAAGATTTCTCTGGTCTTCTTTCACTTGCGGGTGAAGAGTATTCTAAGAACGGAGAACTGAGTCAAGAAACTCTTGATGCATTCTCTCAAATGTCATCTCAAGATCTAGTGAAAGCTTATTTTGAGATGCAAGAAAATACTCCATCCGTATCTGGACGGGAGTTGAGTAATCAAGAAGTCAACCAACTGCAGAACATGGTAGGCGGCCAAGCTGCTTACAATCAACTTACCAGTTGGGCTGCTGAAAACTTTAGCGAAGGTGAGATTGAAGCATTTGATTCTCTTGTTGAATCAGGTAATACCAACGCTATCCAACTTGCTCTACAGGCACTGTACTATCGCTATACTGATTCCATGGGTGTTGAAGGAAACATGCTGACTGGTAAACCTGCTCGTTCACAAGACGTGTTCCGTAGTCAGGCTGAACTGGTACGTGCAATGGCTGATCGTCGCTACGACAATGATCCTGCCTATCGACAGGACGTTATCGATAAACTTGAACGATCTGACATTGAATTTTAATGAACGACACTAACATCTGGCCCATCGAACCTCCCATGTACACTGATCACAACTACACCGTGCCTCACAACGAACGTGCTGAACTACTCAATGGTCGCTTGGCTATGCTTGGCTTCGTGGCTGCTATTGGTGCTTACGCGCTGACTGGTCAAATTATCCCCGGTATTTGGTAATGCCTAAAGTTGGAAACAAGGAGTATCCTTATACTCCTGCTGGTAAAGCTGCAGCTAAAAAAGAGGCTGTTAAAACTAGCAAACAGATTCAGAACAAAAAACCAAAGAAGTAATGGCTAATAGTGTTAGCCTTAAAATTGGAAAACACAAATCACGTACCGGCGGCCTAACGGCTGCTGGTCGTGCTAAATACAATCGTGAGACTGGCTCTAACCTTAAAGCTCCTCAACCTGAAGGTGGTCCTCGCAAGCGTTCATTCTGTGCACGTATGTCAGGTAACCCAGGTCCAATGAAGGATGAGAAAGGTAGACCTACTCGTAAAGCACTAGCCCTTCGTAAGTGGAAATGTTAAATGGCTAAGCCTGGTCTCTATGCAAACATTCACGCCAAGCGTGAGCGTATTGCCAAAGGTAGTGGTGAGAAGATGCGTAAGGCAGGTACTGCTGGTGCACCCACTGCTAAACAATTTAAGCAAGCAGCTAAAACTGCTAAGAAAAAGTAGTATTGGTAGTTCCGTTAATACTGCGCGTGTATTGGCGGAATTGTAAGCGTAAGCAATATAAAAGTTCTTTGCTTATTAATTATGCTTCCTATTCTAACTACTCTGTCGGTGATCACCAGTTGGTACGGTCCTGGCTTCCACGGAAACCTCACCGCCAATGGTGAGCGATACAATCAAAACGGCCTTACTGCAGCGCACAAGACACTCCCTTTTGGAACTAAACTTAAAGTTTGTTTCAAACGGTGTGCCGTTGTTCGGGTCAATGATCGTGGTCCCTATCATGGTAATAGGGCAATCGATCTCAGTAAAGGTGCGGCTGATCGAATTGGTCTCACTAACTCTGGAGTTGGAAGGGTTCAAGTAACTCGTCTTAACTAACTTCAACTATGACTGCTATTCTTGCAGCTCCTCGGTCTCAGTCTAACTGGGACCGTTTTTGTGGCTGGGTAACCAGCACTAACAACCGTCTTTATATTGGCTGGTTTGGGACACTGATGATTCCGTGTCTTCTTGCCGCCACCATCTGCTTCATCATTGCATTCGTTGCGGCTCCTCCTGTCGATATTGATGGCATCCGTGAGCCCGTATCCGGGAGTCTTCTTTATGGAAACAACATCATATCGGGAGCCGTCATTCCGAGCAGCAACGCCATCGGACTACACTTCTACCCAATTTGGGAAGCTAATTCACTTGATGAATGGCTCTACAACGGGGGTCCATTTCAACTCACAGTCTTCCACTTCCTCATTGGCATCTATGCTTACATGGGACGAGAGTGGGAACTTAGCTATCGATTAGGGATGCGTCCCTGGATCTTTGTCGCGTATTCTGCTCCTGTCGCCGCCGCTTCCGCAGTATTTTTGGTCTATCCGTTTGGTCAAGGTTCGTTCTCCGATGCTATGCCTTTGGGCATTTCGGGAACCTTTAACTACATGCTGGTGTTCCAAGCCGAACATAACATTCTGATGCACCCCTTCCATATGTTGGGTGTTGCTGGTGTGTTTGGTGGGTCGCTATTCAGTGCAATGCATGGTTCGCTTGTTACATCCTCGCTTGTGCGTGAAACTACTGAAACGGAAAGCCAGAACTATGGGTACAAGTTTGGACAAGAAGAAGAAACTTATAACATTGTCGCTGCTCACGGCTACTTTGGTAGGCTTATCTTCCAGTACGCTTCCTTTAATAACAGCCGTAGTCTTCACTTCTTCCTCGCTGCTTGGCCTGTGGTTGGCATTTGGTTTGCTGCACTTGGAGTAAGTACTATGGCGTTTAACCTGAATGGTTTTAACTTTAACCAATCACTCCTTGATAACCAAGGCAACGTCATTAACACCTGGGCAGACATCCTCAACCGAGCTGGTCTTGGCTTTGAGGTAATGCACGAACGGAATGCACACAACTTCCCGCTTGATCTTGCTGCAGCTGAAACCACTCCTGTGGCTTTGACTGCACCGATCATCGGTTAATTTAATAAGGTTGGGGACACCTCAAAGTCGGATCCCCTTCCTCTTGGCGTTGGCCCTTACGAGGACACCCTTCGCCGTCTAGACGGTGGGATAGACCACAATAAAAACTAAATAACTCTGAACGTTCAGAGAGTCGATTAAACATTAACTCTCTTTAAAAAAAAAACAATGGCTCATCAATCTAGTGCTGACCCGGCGCTGCTTACGCGCCCTGGTCAATCTAATGGTGCGGGCGATGCCCGTGCTCTTTACCTGAAACTGTTTTCGGGTGAAATGTTCAAAGGCTTCCAGCGCGAGTCGATTGCTCGTGATCTGGTGATGAAGCGCACCCTCAAGGGTGGCAAGAGCCTGCAGTTCATCTATACCGGTCGTACCACGGCTGAGTATCACACCCCCGGCAATAGCATCCTTGGTAACACCGATGGTGCACCTCCGGTGGCTGAGAAGACCATCACCTGTGATGACCTTCTAATCAGCTCGGCTTTCGTGTACGAATTGGATGAGGTGCTTTCGCACTACGACCTGCGTAGCGAAATCAGCCGCAAGATTGGTTATGCTCTCGCTGAGAAGTATGACCGTTATATCTTCCGTGCTATCGCTCGTGGTGCTCGTTCTGCTAGCCCCATCACCAAGGCCAGCTTCGTTGAGCCTGGTGGTACCCAGATTCGTGTTGGTACTTCTGCCAACGATTCCGATGCTTTTGATTCCGCTGCTCTGGTGGCTGCGTTCTATGACGCTGCTGCTGCTATGGATGAAAAGGGTGTAACCTCTGATGGTCGTGTGGGTGTTCTGAACCCCCGTCAGTACTATGCTCTGATCCAAGCTATCGGTTCTAACGGTCTGGTGAATCGTGACGTGCAAGGTGATAGCCTGCAGAACGGTAACGGCATCATCGAGATTGCCGGTATCAAGATCTACAAGTCCATGAACATTCCGTTCCTGGGTAACTACGGTGCTGCTTACGGCGGTACCACCGGCGAAACTGCTCCTGGCAACCTGGGTAGCTTCGTGAACCCTGCTCTGGATAACGCTAGCCCCGCTACCACCGGTATCCAGAATGACTACGGTACTGCTGCTGAAGTTGGTACCAAGTCCTGCGGTCTGATCTTCCAGAAGGAAGCTGCTGGTGTGGTTGAGGCCATTGGTCCTCAAGTGCAAGTGACCAGCGGCGACGTGTCGGTGATCTACCAGGGCGATGTGATCCTTGGCCGTCTGGCCATGGGTGCTGACTACCTGAACCCCGCTGCTGCTGTTGAGCTGTATGTGGGTGGCACTGCGCCTTCCGCTTTCTGATTTTAACAATCAATCCTGGGGGAGCTTCGGCTCCCCTTTTTTTTATTCTTTGTGAACAGAGATGCCCTTTCCTACTTATGCTGTGTCCACCGAACTGGATGCTGTAAATCAAATACTTAGCTCAGTGGGACAGGCTCCTGTCACCACCTTGGATCTTCAGAATCCTGAGGTATCTATTGTCCTTAACACACTTCGTGAAATAAACAAGCAGGTACAATCAGAAGGTTGGATTTTTAATACTGAACTGGATTATGAAATGATTCCAGATTCAACAACCAATGAGATTGCTTATCCGTACAACGTTCTACAGATGGATGCAAATGTAGATAAACATAAAAACGATTACGATCTGGTTCGTCGTAGCGGTAAGTTGTATGACAGACTTAACCACACTTACCAATTCACTGAGACTATTCACGTTGATCTGGTTTGGTACTTTGATTTTACTGATGTACCTCCTGCTATTCAAGCGTACATCACTGCAAGGTCTGCACGGATGTGTGCTACCAAACTAATTGGTGACCAAGAAATCAACAAGCTTCTGGCTGAACAAGAAATCCTTACACGAGCTGGTGCTTTGGAATACGAATGTAACCAAGGTGACTATTCAATGTTTGGCTTTAAAAACGGTCATAACTATTACACAAGCTATCAACCTTACCAAGCTTTGATGCGATGAGTACAATTTCCCAGAGAATCCCAAACCTATTTCTTGGTATCTCTCAACAACCTGATAGCAGGAAGTTTCCCGGTCAAGTCCGAGATGCTGAGAATACACTGCCTGACTTTGCGTTGGGTATGCTAAAGCGTCCCGGTGGTGAATACATTGAGTCGTTGACAAACGCTACCACCACTGGTCGTTGGTTTTCGATTCTTAGGGATGCTAGTGAGAAATATGTTGCTCAATATGCAAATAACATATTTCGTATCTGGAGTCTAGTCGATGGTTCCCCACGTGCT